CAGGGTGGCAAGGTCAAGGAATGGGAGCTTACGAACGCCGTTGACGAGCTTCTGAAGCTGTCCGTGACTACGGACTTCGCTAAGGAAACGATCGGTGCCGGCTCCGGGGCCTATGCGGCGGCCACGCCGACTTATGTCGCGAATACGAAGCTCTTTAGCTTCGCTGGTGGCACGGTCACTGTCGGGGGTTCTGCCTTCCAGATCAGTGACTTCTCTCTGAAGGCCAGTAACGGCCTGAAGGATGACCGCTACTTCATCCGGAACACCGGTAAGAAGAGTGAGCCGCTGGAGTCCGAGCTTCGCAAGTATGAGTGGTCGATTAAGGGTGAGTTCGGCGGTACGACTCAGATCAACCGCGTTGCGGCCGCTATCGCGAGTGGTGCTGTCGCTGACATCACGGTTCTTTGGGATGGGCCGGACAACTCTCAGTTCAAGGTTCAGATGCCCTTCGCTCGATTCGACGAAGGGCCGGTGTCTGTGGGCGGCATGGACGTTGTCTCTCAGGACCTTTCCGGTATCGCCCTGACGGACGGTACCGCGTCCCCCGTCACGGTCACCTATAAGGCTCTTCAGTAAGGGCTGAAACTAGTATTGGGAGAACTGGGCTATGGCCACTGAAGGCATTTACGCGAATGTCGAGGGCCTAGCCCAGTTCACCCGCGCTCTCGCACGCACTGGGGCTGACGGCATGCGCGCCGAGGTGAAACAGGCGAACTTTGACGTTGCCGACAAGCTGACTCAGGCCGCGAAAGAGAAGGCTACCGGCCTTTCTCGTCAGCAGAGAGCGGCAGCTAATTCCCTTCGGGCAACGAAGACACAGAACTATGCGGCCGTCCGTCTCGGTACGGCCCGTAAGCCGTACGCCCTAGGCGCCGAGTTTGGCGCTAAGAAGCTCACCCGGAATGGCCGTGTCGCCCGAGGCTTCAAGCCCTGGCGAGGCAACCAGTTTAACGGGTGGGCCGGCGGCCCCGGTTACTTCCTTCATCCCTCGATTCGCGAGAAGGGCCCTGCCCTTATCCGCGAGTACCAGAACCACATTGACCGCCTAATGTCGGAGGCATTTCCAGAATGAGCAACACCCCCGAGAGCATTTCTCTTCGCATTGACCCTGACGTTCTCACCATCGGTGACCTTGAAGACTTCGAGGACGTTGTGGGGGCCGCTATCTACGACGTTCTTTCCCCTCAGCCGGTGATCGGCCCGGACGGGAAGAAGGTTCTCGACGAGAAGGGCCGCCCCGAGCTTGAGACGAAGATTCCGACTAAGGCCCTGAAGGCCCTTATCTGGATTTCTCAGCGCGTCGATAAGCCTGACTTCACTCTTCAGGATGCGCGCAACGTCAAGGTTTCTGCGCTTGAGCTGGTCGGCTCCGAGGACGGCCAGGGAAACGACGAAGAGCAGAGCGCCTGAAGGAGCGGGCGGCGTTCTGCCATTTCTACCGCATGACTCCCGTGGAAGTGCGGCGCCTTAAGGCGGCGGAGTATCGCGCTTTCTGCGAGTACATGAACGAATTTAACGCTAGGCGGGAGTCTTTGTAATGGCGGATTCGAGGACGCTTCGCGTTGTCATTGTCGGCAACGCCGATTCAGCCCAGAACGCAATTCAGGGACTCGCCGACACTTCCGAGAGCACCGGCTCTCAGGTCGACGCCATGGGCGGAAAGTTCGGCAAGTTCAAGGGCATGTTGGGGGGCCTGGGCGCAACGGTCCTGGCCGCCCTGCCTGTCGCCGGTCTCATGGCCTTTCAGGAAGGGCTAGACGAGATTGGTAACCGGGCCAAGCTTGCGGCTTCCATGGGCCTTACGGGCAAGGATGCGGCGAAGGCCGGCAAGCTTGCCGGTGACCTCTATGTGAGCGGCTTCGGCGAGTCGACGGCGGAGACTGGCGAGATCGTTAAGCGGGTCCATGACGACCTGAACATGTCGGTTAACTCGGTCGACTTCAAGCCGATTGCCGACAAGGTAGCCACCATATCCAAGGTCATGGATCAGGATATCGGCGGCACGACTAAGGCCGTCTCTAACCTTCTCCGTAACGGCCTGGCGAAGAACGCAACCGAAGCTCTCGATATTGTCGCAGCGGGCTTCACTCACGGTGTCGACAAGTCGGAAGACTTCCTTGACACCCTGAACGAGTACGGAACTCAGTTCCGGAAGATGGGCCTTGACGGCGCTACGGCTACCGGGATTCTTTCCCAGGGCCTTAAGGGCGGTGCCCGAGATGCTGACCTGGTCGCGGATGCGATTAAGGAATTCAGCATTCGAGCCATTGACGGTAGTGCGTCCACGGCTCAGGGCTTCAAGGAAATTGGTCTGAACGCTGGTGACATGGCGAAGCGTATCGGCAAGGGCGGTAAGTCTGCCTCTGACGCGCTTCAGGAAACCATGGACAAGCTTCGGAAGATGAAGGACCCGGTTAAGCAGTCTGGGGCGGCGACAAAGCTTTTTGGTACGCAGGCCGAGGATCTCGGCAAGGCCCTCTATTCGATTGACCCGAAGAGCGCGGTTGAGTCTCTCGGGAAGGTCAAGGGCGCGGCTCAGCAGATGTCCGACACCATGCATAAGAACGCTGCGGCGAAGGTCGACACGTTCATTCGCAAGATCAAGTATGGCTTTACGGATGCTGCGGCTAAGGCCATTACGGCTTTTCAGGGGTTGGGTACGAAGCTTTCCCCGGTGTTTGACAAGGTCGGGCAGGCCGCGGCCCCCCTGAAGAAGAGCCTGGGCGATATCGGCTCGAAGATCAAGACGAGTTTCGAGACGGGCGCCGCACGTACGGCGCTCGACCAGCTCAGCGTGAAGCTGAAGGGCATTTGGCAGGAGGTTGGGCCGGCGCTCTCTGAGTTTGTGGGGTTCTTCAAGACTCAGCTAATGCCGGTGTTCCAAGAGCTGTGGACGAAGGCTCAGCCGGTTCTAGTGCAACTCTGGTCGACCTTTAAGACCTACCTCGACTTTATCAAGGTTGAGATTGGGCTTTTCATTGACGTCGTGAAGTGGCTTTGGCAGACCTTCGGGCAAACCATCATCAGCTATGTGAAGACTGCATGGGATGCCATTTGGCAGATCATCGGCGGCGTTCTCTCGATTATCCAGGGTATCTACAACACCTTCATCGGCATCTTCACCGGCAACTGGTCCCAGGCTTGGAATGGTATCAAGCAAATATTCTCCGGCATTTGGAACGTCATCGTCGGCGTACTCAAGGCCGTATGGGGCACCATAAAGGCCGTCCTGAAGCTCGGGCTCGACGCCGTAAAGGGTCTTTGGTCCCTGGCGTGGAAGGGTATTAGCTCTGTCTTCAAGAGCATATGGAGCAGCATAACGGGCTTCTTCTCGGGCGCCCTGGGGAAGCTGAAGAGCCTTGCGTCCACGGGCGTTAGCGCTGTGAAGAACTTCTTCGTGAGCGGCTTCCAGTCGCTCTATACCAGCGTTAAGGGAAAGATCGGTTCCCTTGTCGAGACGGTGAAGAGCATCCCTGGCAAGGTGAAGAGCATCCTTAGCGCTCTTCCCGGTCAGCTTCTCACTATCGGTAAGAACCTCATTCAGGGACTTATCAACGGCATTAAGGGCGCATGGCACAAGGTCAAAGAGACTATCTCGGGCTTGGTCGACATGATCCCTGGCCCTATTCGGAAGATGCTTGGCATTCACTCGCCTTCGCGCGTCATGGCGGAGATCGGTAAGTTCATTACCGAGGGTCTCGTTAAGGGCATGCTGGGCGGTACGAAGAAGGTTCAGGCCACGGCGAAGAAGATTCATTCGCTGGTGACTAAGGCTTTCAAGGCCGGAAAGATCAGCAAGAAGAAGGCGAACAGTCTTCACGAATACCTTCATAAGCAGGATGTGAAGCTTTACAAGCTCGCTAAGCAGCGTGAAGCGGTCGCTAAGAGGCTCGGCGCGGCTAACAAGATGCTGGAGGACCTGAAGAAGTCCAAAGCTGATATGGCCTCTTCGGTGTCCTCGAAGGCGAAGGACTACGGCCACTTCATGGGGGCCCTCGATACTTCGCAGTACGGGGACAACTCGGCTAACGCGATCATCGGCCGCCTGAAGGCGAAGCTGAAGGGCATTGTCGATTTCCGGAAGAACCTTGCCACCCTCGCGAAGCGCGGGCTCGGTAAGGGCATCATTTCGGAACTTGCTCAGGCCGGCCCCGAAGAGGGCGGGCAGATGGCCCAGGCCCTTCTTAACGCTGGTGGCGGCCAGATCAAGGAACTGAACAGCACCTATGCGGCTATCGGTTCCCAGTCTGACGCTCTCGGCAAGCAAGTGTCGAGCAACTACTACGACGCGGGCATTCACGCGACCGAGGGCCTTATCAAGGGCCTGAAGGCCAAAGAGAAGCACCTGACCAAGGCTATCGAGAACATGTCGAAGCAGATGGTCAAGGCCCTGAAGAAGGCCCTGGGGATCAAGTCTCCTAGCCGTGTCTTCATGGGCCTGGGTGGCTTCACGGCTCAGGGCTTCGAGCATGGCATTCGGAACGGTCACGGCGACGTTCAGAAGGCGATTGACGAGATGGCCGGCACGCGTCCGACCGGGCGGCTTGCTAACAGGTCTATAGCCCGTGAGACGGCCCTTCAGGGGGCCTATGCGGCCCAGAGTGCCCCCACG